TATACTGGAAAAAGAACCACGTCTATGCCAGATCCAGATAACGATGGTGAAACAATTGAGACTGAAGTTGATGTAACTGATGTTGAAGTAGTATTTACTGACGATTCATACTCACCTAACAAAACTCATACACGCACAGTTAATGTTTGTTTTAATGCTGAAGGCAATTACGACAACACTGCTACATTAGCTAGGGTTGAAGAAGTTATGGCTGGAGTAGAACACAAAATGGCGCTTGGCGTTATTGCTTAATAGAGGACTAAAAAATGGCAAAACCTAACTCAAGAACAACATTAATTGATTATTGTTTAAGATCATTAGGTGCGCCTGTTATTGAAATTAATGTAGATGAAGATCAAATTGAAGATAGAATCGATGAAGCTTTTCAATTTTACAATACATTTCATGCAGATGCCATTGAAAAGGTCTTTTTAAAACATCAAGTAACTGGAAGCACCTTAGCTTTATCAGCATCTGTTGCTGAGAATTTTACGGTAGGTGAAACCATTACCGGTGGAACATCTGGAGCTACGGCTATAGTTCATAACACTACTGCAGGTTCAAACTTAGTATATGATTCACTAGGTAATCCTAATTTGCCTTTCCAGGCTAATGAAGTAGTAACTGGAGGTACTTCTAGTACAACCGGAACCATATCTTCTATTACTTTAGGAGATATAGAAAATGGCTATCTTCCTACTCCAGACTTGGTTAAACAAGTAACGAGAGTATTTCCATTTAATGAGAATCACACTACTGACATGTTTAGTATTGATTACCAATTACATTTAAATGATATATATTCATTAGGATTCATGGGGAACTTATCAGAATACTATATGACACAATCTTGGTTATCGCTATTAGATTTAATAGTTGATACAGACGATAAACATATAGATTTTAATGTCCATAGAAACAATCTAAGAATAGATATGAATTGGAAAACTGAAGTTGTTATTGGTTCATACATTATAGTAGAATGCCAAAGAGTTTTAGATCCAGACGCATACACTGATGTATATAACGATTACTTTCTTAAACGATATGCCACAGCATTAATTAAAATGCAATGGGGTATTAACCTATCAAAGTTTGAAGGAATGGTAATGCCAGGTGGCGTTACATTTAACGGACGACAAATCTTAGAAGACGCCAAAGAAGAAATAAAAGAATTAACAGAAGAAGCTCGCTTGGTCTGGGAAGATCCAATCGACTTTATGACAGGATAAATAAATGCCAAGAAGCGTTTACTTTTCTCAGGCTGTAAAAACTGAGCAGAATTTATACGAAGACTTGATCATAGAGTCTCTTAAGATATATGGTCAGGATGTCTATTACTTGCCTAGAACAATGCTTAATAGAGATGATATATTAGGCGAAGATAGTGCATCAAAATTTGATGATGCGTATATGATTGAAGCTTATATTGAAAATGCAGAAGGGTTTGAAGGTTCAGGGGATTTATATTCTAAATTTGGATTAGAAATTAGAGACGAAGCTAATTTTATTATCTCTAAAAGGCAGTGGGAAAAACTTATCGGTTTTTATCAAACAAACGATGTTAATCCTACACCAGAATCTGGTGATCTTTTATTCTTACCAATGACAAACAAGTTCTTTGAAATTATGTTTGTCGAACATGAACAACCTTTCTATCAATTATCAAATTTACCAGTTTATAAACTACAATGTAGCCTATACGAATATAGTGATGATGATTTTGAAACAGATGTTGTTGCTATTGATACAGTTCAAGCTAAGAACTCGTACGTACAGACAATGACAGTATCTTTAACTGGTGGTAATCACTTTGAAGTTGGAGAGACAGTATCGCAGATAATATCAACTGGTCCTACAGTAACAGTAACTGGCGAAATACAAACTATTATTAAAACTTCAGATATTGCTGCTGATATTAGCGTAAGTAATATCGGGGTAACTGGTTCGGAAGGTCAAGGGAAGAACTTCTTGGTATCTCCTACATTAGGTTTGGTTGGAGGAACTAGTAGTAACACATGCTATATAACAGACATTGTTACTATAGGCGATAAAGACGATGCTAATACATTTGCATCAGATGGCCAAGCAGAAAATGTACACTTTGAAATTGAAGGTGATAACTTTATAGACTTTACCGAATCTAATCCATTCGGCGATCCATCGGAGACTTATTAATGTTTGGAGATCATTTCTATCATGCTACATTGCGAAAATCAGTAGCAGTATTCGGAACTATATTTAATAATATAGGTATTGTTAGAAAGAAAAGTGATGGTAGTGTTATTAATCAAGTTAAAGTTCCATTAGCATACGGACCTAAACAAAAGTTTTTAGCTAGATTAGATGCTGACACTATGAACGACGCATCCTTTGCAATTAAACTTCCTAGGATGTCATTTGAAATAACTGGATTAGATCAAGATTTAACGTCGAAGTTAAATAAAAGAGCTCAGATTAGTGAGAACCATGCAAGTGATTCTACCAGAAAGAAAACTGTTAAACAACAAACAACATATTCAATTGGAATGCAATTGAATGTTATGGCTAAAAACCAAGACGACGGTTTACAAATTATAGAACAAATACTTCCGTATTTTCAGCCAGAATACACTGTTACAATTAAACCTATTGATGGTTGGACTACATATAAAGAAGATGTACCTATTACGCTAACAAGTGTTGCTATAAATGATGAATACGAAGGTGATTTTGCTAGCCGTAGGGTATTAACATACACCTTAGACTTTACAATGAAAATGAGATTCTTTGGACCAACACAGAATCAGTCAATTATTAAAGAAATTGATATAGACTTTTTTGACAAAGATAACACAGGCCAATTTTTAGAAGGAATTAACTTAGCAGTAAATCCTAAAACTGCTAGTGAATCAGATAATCATACTATAACAACAACATATGATTATTTAAATGTTCCAGATAGTTTTGTATTATCATTAACTAATATATCAGACACGTTTCTTATAGGAGAAACTATTACAGGAACATCATCAGCATCTACTGCTGAAATAACCGCTATAAGTGGTTCTACAATTACAGTTGACACAACAACTGGTTACTTTTTTGAGGATGAGACTATTACTGGATCTGCAGATAACGTAACTGCTACTATTTCTAGTTATACATAAATACTATTATGAAGAAAGATAAAATGATGGATAGTTTGGCAAAAAATTTACCTCAGAAATCTGAGAATAAATTACCAGCAAAAGATCAGATTGATACTAAAGATATTAAAGATGATTATGAATTTTCCAGAAAAACTTATAAAGATTTAATTAATACAGGGATGTTATCTCTAGATTCACTTGCACAATTAGCTCAAGAATCTGAACATCCTAGAGCATTTGAGGTATTATCTAAGGCTATTAAAGATATCGGTGATACTACTGATAAACTAATGGTACTACAGAAAAGTAAAAAAGATTTGGTCGATAAAAAAGGACCATCCCGTGAAGTGACAAACAATAACTTATTTGTTGGAAGCAGTTCTGATTTACAAAGATTATTATTAAAACAAGATGAAAGTAAAATTATAAATGAGCCAAATAAAGAATAACGAATTCGGCTATTTAGGTAATCCTAATGTAAAGCGAGACGGAGTTGAGTCAGAGTTTAGTATTGACGAAATTCACGAGTATAAAAAATGCATGCAGAATCCAGCATACTTTGCAAAAACATATGCTAAGGTTATATCACTTGATAAAGGTTTAGTATCATTTGACTTATGGCCATATCAAGAGGATATGTTCGACCACTTCCATAAAAACCGATTTTCTATTGTTTTAGCATGTCGACAAAGTGGTAAATCTATATCATCAGTTATATTTTTACTTTGGTTTGCTTGTTTTCACCCAGAAAAAACCATTGCTATATTAGCCAACAAAGGTGCAGTTGCTAGAGAGATGTTAGCACGTATTACTTTAGCTTTAGAAAATTTACCCTTCTTTTTACAGCCTGGCTGTAAGGCTTTAAATAAAGGATCTATTGAATTTAGCAATAACTCTAAAATTATTGCTGCAGCAACCTCTGGTTCTTCTATTCGTGGTCTTTCTATTAACCTATTGTTTTTAGATGAGTTTGCTTTTGTAGAGAACGATGCACAGTTTTATACATCTACATATCCAGTAGTATCATCAGGTAAAGATACTAAAATTATTATAACATCTACTGCAAACGGTGTAGGTAATGTGTATCATAAGCTATGGGAAGGTGCTGCAACTAATACAAATGAATTTAAACCTTTTAGAGTTGACTGGTGGGATGTACCAGGAAGGGACGAAGAATGGAAAGAGCAAACAATTGCTAATACTTCATCTCTTCAGTTTGATCAAGAGTTTGGTAACTCATTTCATGGTCGAGGAAACACTCTTATTCCGGCCAATGAGCTATTAGCACAAAAGGCTTTAGATCCAATATCGTTTACTGAAAATATATTTGTATATGAAAATCCAGTAGAAAATCATCAGTATATAATGACAGTTGATGTTGCTAAGGGAAGAGGCTTAGACTATTCTACGTTTACAATTATAGATGTATCAGTAGATCCATTTAAACAAGTGTGTGTATTTAGAGATAATAACATATCACCAATACTATTTCCCGATCTTATATACAAATGGGCTAATCATTATAACGAAGCATATACTATTATTGAAAGTAATGACCAAGGTGCAGTAGTCTGTAATGGTTTATATTATGATTTAGAATATGAAAACATGTACGTTGAGTCAATGGTAAAACGTAATGCTCTTGGTGCTACAATGACCAAACGATTAAAACGAATAGGTTGCTCAGCAGTAAAGGATCTAATTATGGAGAAAAAGCTTCATATTATAGATGCTAATACTATTATTGAAATGAGTACATTTGTAAATAGAGGATCATCATGGGAAGCTTCAGGTAATAACCATGATGATTTAATGATGAATTTAGTATTGTTTTCTTGGTTTACTACTACTGATATATTTCATGGTATAACTGATATAGACATGAAAACACTTTTATATAAAGAGCAACTTCAGGCTATACAAGATGATATGTTACCATTTGGTGTATTTAGTAATGATGAAAATAGCACTAAGGAAGTTGATAATGAGGGTAATGTTTGGATGGAAGTTAACAAACACCAAGGGCTTTATTAGAATGTTAAAACATATAAATAACTATGATTGAATATAACCGTATTATGAGAACATATTAACTAACTCAAATTAAGAGGATAAAGCGATGGCATTTCAAGTATCACCAGGCGTCCAGGTCAAAGAAATTGACGCAACGGGCGTTGTTCCTGCCGTATCAACCAGTATTGGTGGATTCGCAGGGTCATTTAATTGGGGTCCAGTTGACGAAGTAATCACGGTAGGTTCAGAAAAGAATCTAGCTGAAATATTTGGTCAACCAACAGATTCCAATACCGCTAACTACTTTTTAACTGCTGCTGGATTTTTAAAATACGGCAGATCATTAAAGGTTGTTAGAGCAACCAGCGGTCATTTAAACGCGACTTCTGGTACATCAGGAGTACTAATTAAAAATAGTACTGATTATGAAACTAACCATAACGATGGTGCACCTGCTGCAGGTAACACTAACGCTATGGGAGGCTGGGCTGCAAAATACCCTGGCACACTAGGTAACAGCCTTAAGGTTGAACTTTGTGGACCATTAGGATTTGCAACCTGGGATTATAAAGGTAGCTTCGATTCAGCACCTGGAACATCAAATTACGCGGCAGACGTGCTAGGTAAAACTAGTGCATTGGACGAAGTCCATGTTGCTGTAATTGATACAACAGGCTTATGGAGCGGAACACCAAACACAGTTTTAGAAACTTTCCCATTCGTAAGTGTGGGATCAGACGCTAAAGCAGACGACGGCACAACTAACTATTACGTAGATGTTATTAATAACAGATCAAGCTACGTTTGGTGGTTAGCGCATCCAACTATTTCTAACTCAAACATTGGAGCACCTATTGCTTCAACAGCAGCATACGTAGTTGGTAACGTAGTACAAAAAAGATCATTAGCAGGTGGAGCTGACGATAACGCACCAACAACTGGTGAAATATCAACAGCATACGATCTTTTAGCAGACGGAGAAACAGTAGATGTTAATTTACTATTTGCTTATCCAGATGCCAGTGGAGCAACAATTGCTAATAAATTAGTTGCTATGGCTGCAGCAAGAAAAGACTGTATGGCTTTTGTTTCACCTCCTGTTGTTTCAACAGCAGGTATTGCACCAGGTACTGCATTAACTAATGTAACTACATGGGTCGGAACAGTAACTAAGAGTTCATACGGATCAGCAGATTCAGGTGCTTTATATGTGTACGATAAGTACAATGATAAGTATCGTTGGATCGGAGGCGCAGGCCACATTGCTGGACTATGTGCAGGTACTGATTTAGCAGCGGATGCTTGGTTCTCACCAGCTGGTTCGACTAGAGGTCAACTACTAGGTGTTACCAAATTAGCATTTAACCCTAATCTAGCACAAAGAGATGAGTTGTATAAGGCTAAGGTCAACCCACTCGTATCTTTCCCTGGAGAAGGAACAATTTTATTCGGAGATAAAACTTTATCACCTAAACCTTCAGCATTCGACAGAATTAACGTTAGACGTTTATTCATCGTATTGGAGAAAGCAATTTCTACAGCTGCTAAGGGACAACTCTTTGAGTTCAATGATGAATTCACCAGAGCACAATTTAGGAATTTGGTTGAACCATTCCTAAGGGATGTAAAAGGCCGAAGAGGAGTTACAGACTTTAAAGTAATCTGTGACGAAACAAATAATACAGGACAAGTAATTGATTCTAATAGTTTTGTAGCTGATATCTTTATCAAGCCATCAAGATCTATTAACTTCATTACCTTGAACTTTATAGCAACTAGAACAGGCGTCGATTTTTCAGAAATCGCCGGCTCTAATTAAGGAGAAGTATAATGGCAATTTTAGGTATAGATGATTTTAAATCTAAGCTGACAGGCGGTGGTGCAAGACCTAACTTGTTTAAGGCTACAGTAAACTTCCCTAGCTATGCTCAGGGAAATGTGGAATTAACTTCATTCTTGTGTAAAGCAGTAGCTATCCCATCTTCTGTAATCGCTCCCATTGAAGTAAATTTCAGAGGAAGAAAGATGTCAGTAGCAGGAGATAGAGCATTTGAACCAGTTACATTAACTGTTATCAATGATGCTGCATTTGAAGTTAGAAATAGCTTTGAAAGATGGATGAATGGAATTAATCAGCACAACGCAAATACTGGATTATCAAACCCAACTGATTATCAGTCGGATGTAATAATCGAGCAATTGAATAAGGCTGGAGAAACTGTAAAAACTTATAACGTAAGAGGATGTTATCCTACTAACTTATCTGCAATTGATTTAAACTATGACTCTGAGAATGCAATCGAAGAGTTCACAGTTGAGATGCAGGTGACTTATTGGGAATCTGACACTACTTCTTAGTCGTATAAATAATAATATGGCAGGGACAATTGCGTCCCTGTCAATATTGTAAAGGTATAAACTATGGCAGAATTGTTCGGATTTGAGATTAATAGAAAAGGTAAAGAGCCTATTAGGCCTTCTTTTGTTCCTGATACAGAAGCAGAAGGTACTGGTGTAATTAGCACAGGTGGTCACTTTGGCCAATACCTTGATATTGATGGAGATAAAGTAAAAAATGAAAATGAGCTCATATTTAAGTATAGAGACATTTCCGTTCAGCCTGAATGCGATGCTGCTATTGACGATATTGTAAACGAGGCTATTACTGGAGACTTTAATGCAGCTCCAGTGGCAATTGTGTTAGACAGATTAAAAATATCTGATAACATTAAGAAGAATATAAGAAAAGAATTTGATAATGTTTTAGAGCTGTTAAACTTTAATAGCACTGGACATGATATATTTAGAAAATGGTATGTAGATGGTAGATTACCATATCATATGATTATAGATGATAAAAACCCTAAGGCTGGTTTAAAAGAATTAAGATATATTGATCCTACTAAAATTAGAAAGATTAAAGAGATTGAAGAAGAAACTGATCCTAAGACGGGTGCAAAGTTAATTAAAAAATCTCATGAATATTTCATGTTTCAAGATGTACATATGGATAGAGCAAATCAGGGACTTAAAATTCATCCTGATTCTATAGCATACTGCACATCAGGTATGTTAGATCCAAGCCGTAAAAGAATTTTATCGCATTTACAAAAAGCTATTAAGCCTGTAAATCAATTAAGGATGATGGAAGACTCATTAGTTATTTACAGAATATCTAGGGCTCCTGAACGAAGAATTTTTTATATTGATGTAGGTAATTTACCTAAGGGTAAGGCTGAAGAGTACTTACAGAACATCATGAATAAGTATCGTAATAAATTAGTGTATGATGCTAAGACTGGTGATGTAAAAGACGACAGAAAACATATGTCAATGTTAGAGGATTTCTTTTTACCAAGAAGAGAAGGTGGTAGAGGTACTGAAATATCTACACTTCCAGGTGGAGAAAACCTAGGGCAAATAGATGATATAATCTATTTCCAAAAGAAATTATATAAAGCTTTAAATGTTCCTATGAACAGGTTAGAGCAAGAAGCACAATTTAGCTTAGGTAGAGCTACTGAGATAAGTAGAGACGAAGTTAAATTTAAGAAGTTTATTGATAGAATAAGAAAAAGATTTTCTGATATTTTCATGCAAGTATTAAAAACACAGCTTTTGTTAAAGGGTGTTATTACTAAAGAAGATTGGAAAAACTGGAAAGAATATATAGCATTTAATTACATTGAGGATAATTACTTCAGTGAATTAAAAGAATCCGAAATCATTCGTGAAAGATTTGAAATGTTAGCTACACTTGATGAATATGTAGGTAAATATGTATCACACGAATGGGTAAGAAAAAATATTCTTAGACAAGATGATGACGAAATCGAGGCACTTAGAACGCAAATGGATGCAGAAAAAGATGCTGGAGATGACGATGACCTTGATCTTGACTTATAAAAACTTATAAATATATAAACAAGAGGAACTGAAATGAGTAGTATAGAATCATTAATTGATAATTTAAAAGGTAACGATAATGTTAAAGCTAGTGATAACTTTAATAGCATTATGGCTGATAAATTAAAAGATGCACTCGATGCAAAAAAAAATCGACTTAGCATCAACAATGACCGATCGAGCTTCTGAAGCTGAAGAGTCATAAAGGAACAACTATGAAGTTAATATCTGAATATACCGATAGCAATATCGAATGTTATACAGAAGCTACCAAAAGTGGTGGCAAACAGCACGTCATTGAAGGCGTGTTTATGCAGGCCGATCAAAAGAATAGAAACGGTCGCATATATGAAAAACAAATTTTAGAGGCTGCGGTAGAAAAATACGTAGTCGAACAGGTGAAAAGTGGACGAGCAGTAGGGGAATTAAATCACCCTGAAGGTCCAACAATTAACCTGGATAAAGTTTCACATAAGATTACAGATCTCAAATTTGAAGGAAGTAATGTTATTGGAAAAGCATCAATTCTTAAAACCCCTATGGGACAAATCGTTGAAGGTTTGCTCGAAGGTGGTGTTAAGCTTGGTGTATCAAGTCGTGGTATGGGTAGTCTTGTACAGAAGAATGGTACTAGTTACGTGGGCAAGGATTTTATGCTTGCAACTGTAGATATAGTCCAGGACCCTTCCGCTCCAGAGGCATTTGTCAATGGAATTATGGAAGGTGTTGATTGGATATGGAATAACGGTATCTTAACTGCACAAGAAATTGAATCAATTGAGACTGAAATAAAGCGTACTCCTAAGAAGCATTTAGCTGAAGCAGAGATCAAAGCGTTTAAAAATTTCCTCTCTAAACTTTAATTCTTAATAGGAGAATATAAAATGTCATTAGAAGACGCAATTAAATCCACTGCTGTTGCAGAGGAAGAGGCTGTGTTAGACATCTCTGAAGATGCTGAGCTAGATTCTGAAGAAGAGCTCGTTGAAAACGAAGTTGGAAACGAGGAAGAAGCTTTAGATGAAGTAGTAGCCGAAGCAAAGGTTGAAGAAGACGAAGATGAAGACAAAAAAGACGAAGAAAAAGTCGAAGAGTCTGCACCTGTAGTCCCTAAAACTAAAGCTGGTGTTATTAACGCTGCATTGGAGATGTTTAAAAAGGCCAAAAAAGAAGACGCGCAAAAGCTATATGCTAAATTGACAAAAGTAGAAGAATCAGAAGACGATGGAACAGTTGATAAAGCTGTTGACACCGTTGCTAAAGATAAGAAAGCACCTAAAGCTAAGCTAGAGGCTGCTGACTATTCTGAAGATTTGGATATCTTAGTAGCTGAAGAAGCTACATTGTCAGATGGATTCCGTGTTAAAGCTGGTGCAATTTTTGAAGCTGCTTACGCAAGTAAAGTAGGTGCTGAAATTGATAGGCTAGAAGGCGAATACGCGCAAAATCTTGAAGAAGAAGTCGCTGATATTCAGAGCTCACTCGTAGAAAAGGTAGATTCATACCTTAACTATGTTGTTGAAAACTGGATGAAAGAAAATGAAGTAGCAGTAGAGACTGGACTAAGGTCTGAAATCGCTGAAGACTTTATGAGTGCACTTCAGGTAGTATTCAAGGAACATTACATTGAAGTTCCAGAAGGTAAGGTTGATCTAGTAGATGAGTTATCATCACAGGTTGCTGAGCTAGAGGAATCACTCAATAAAACCACAGAAGAAAATATTCGTTTATACGAGTCAACTCAATCTTTAGAAAGAGCTGAAATCGTAAGAAGACATTCTTCAGGCTTGGCTGAAACTGAAGCTGAGAAGTTATCATCATTGGTAGAAGACATTGAATTCGATAACGCTGAATCTTTCGAAATGAAAGTATCAGTTGTTAAAGAGTCATACTTCAAGCAAGATGTTACTGAATCAGTTGACGAAGTAAATGCTGCAATTGGAAATCAAGAAGCTGACGAAGTTCAGTCTATCTCTAATTCAATGGCTGCTTACACTCAAGCTATAACTAAATCTATTAAATAAAACATAAACCTAAGGGGAAATAAAAAATGTTTAACGCAGATAAAAATCTAGTAGAGAAATGGACTCCTGTCCTTGATCACGAAGATGCTCCAAGCATCGGTGACAAGCACAAGAGAGCTGTTACTGCTAGACTCTTGGAAAACCAAGAAATCGCACTACAAGAAAACAGAGCTCATTCTGATTTTCAACTTAATGAAACAGCAGCTAACGCTACTGGTTCTGGTATTAGTAACTTTGATCCAGTATTGATCTCTCTTGTAAGACGTGCAATGCCTAACCTTATCGCATACGATATCGCAGGCGTACAACCAATGAACGGACCTACTGGTCTAATCTTCGCAATGAAGTCAAGATACAGCACTCAAGGTGGTGCTGAAGCTTTACATAACGAAGCTGATACTGATTTCTCAGGAACTGGTACACATCAAGCTGATCCTACTGGATTGGTCGGTGTAGCTGATTCTGGAGACGCAGGTACTTCTATCGCTGATGAAGCTGATACTGTATCTACTTTCGGTTCTGGTATCACTACAGCTAATGCAGAAGCTAAAGGTACAGCTGTACCCGGTTCAGCTATTTCAAGTGCTAACCAGTTTGGCCAAATGGCTTTCTCAATCGAAAAGGCTCAAGTACTAGCTAACTCAAGAGCTCTTAAAGCTGAATACACTATGGAACTTGCTCAAGATCTTAAAGCAATCCACGGTCTAGACGCTGAAGGCGAATTAGCTAATATTCTTTCTTCTGAAATCCTTGCGGAAATCAACAGAGAGATGGTTAGAACTATTCTTACTAAAGCTAAAATCGGTGCACTTCAAGCAAGTGTTGCACTTAAAGGTGTATTTAACGTTAATACTGATTCTGACGGAAGATGGATGGTTGAGAGATTTAAAGGTCTCATCATGCAACTCGAAAGAGAAGCTAACGTAATCGCTAAAGAAACAAGAAGAGGAAAAGGTAATTTTGTACTTTGTTCTTCTGATGTTGCTTCAGCACTAGCAGCAGCTGGTCTTTTAGACTACACTCCTGCTCTTTCAGCCGACTTAAACGTTGACGATACTGGTAATACTTTTGCTGGTGTTCTTAACGGTAGAATGAAAGTATATATCGATCCTTATGCTACTGCCGACTTTGCTTGTGTAGGTTACAGAGGTTCAAATCCATACGACGCAGGTATCTTCTATTGCCCATACGTTCCTTTAACTATGGTTAAAGCGATTGGCGAGAATGACTTCCAGCCAAGAATTGGATTCAAAACTAGATATGGAATGCAGCAGAACCCATTCGTGGGAACAGCTACAGGTGCGGGTACTAACCGTGTCAACCCATATTTCAGAATCTTTAGAGTAGACGGAATTATGGTGTAAACCGTAATTAGTTAATTCTAATTCTGATGGAGAGGGGTCTTAGGATCCCTCTTTTTTTGTCTGAGTTCTATGCTAAAAGACTTATAAATAGTATTAGGAGATTATTATATGGCTACACTAACTTCAAATAAAAACTATTTAAGTCCTGTTGGGTTTAAATTTACTATTGACAATCAATTGTACCCTAATTTAGAATACTTTTGTACTGCAGTATCTTTACCATCAATTAGTATTGCTGAAGCACCAATGCCTTTCAGAGGAGCTAATGTAGGATTTACTGGAGACAGAATTACATTCGATGATTTAACTATTAAGTTTAATATTACTGAAGATATGGATAACTATAAGGAAACTTTTGATTGGATTCATAATATAGTTAATGTTGGAGAGCAATTTAAATCTGATGCCATTTTAAGTATATTAACCTCACACAATAACGTAAGTAAAACTATTAGGTTCTCAGATGTTTTTCCTATTAGTTTAAGTGGTGTTGAATTTACAACAGGTGCCACTGAAATTGAGTACTTACAAGCAGACGTAACTTTTAAATATACCTCGTTTGAATTTATATAATAACTACTATCATATATAGTAGTATAGGAAATTAATTATGTTAGATATTGAAAAAATATTAGAAATGTGGAAGAAAGACTCAAACATTGATGAAATGCAACTTGACGAATCTTCTAAAGACTCAGCAAAACTCCACGCAAAATACCTCGAATTTGTAACACATAATCGTTTAGATCTTAAGAAAAGAGAAATGGAATTTAAGGTCTTACTTAAAGATAAATGGTTACACTATAATGGAAAAATGTCCAAAGAAGATATCGACGATAGAGGTTGGGATTATGATCCATTAAATGGATTAAAGGTATTAAAAGGGGATATGGATTATTACTATGATTCAGATCCTGATATTCAAAAAGCTCAAGCTCGTATTGAGTATCTTAAAACCACTGCAGATACATTAAAAGAAATTTTAGATAATGTTAAGTGGAGACATCAAACTATTAAAAATATGATTGAGTGGAGAAAGTTTACTAGTGGTATTTAAATGGACATAGTGACAGTTAAGAAACTTAACGAAACCTTTATACAGATACTAACTGATCCTGGTATCGAGCAAGAGTTAACAGAACACTTCTGTTTTTACGTTCCAGGGTATAAATTCATGCCAGCGTATAAAAATAGGATGTGGGACGGTAAAATACGCTTGTACGATCTTAGGCGTAAGACATTGTATGGTGGATTGTTCCAATACCTTAATGAATTCTGTGAAGTTAGGGACTATACCCTGAAGATAGAGGAAGATGAGTACTATTCAAGGCCTGATATTGAACAAATTATTGATATTGAAGGGTTTATGAGTGAATTACGGCCTAGCGTGAACGGTAAGGGTATTATCCCCCATGACTATCAACTTACGGCACTCTCGCTCTTGCTTTCAAAAACTAAAAGCCTTCTACTATCACCAACGGCTTCTGGAAAGAGTTTGATTATATATTTAGCTGTTAGATATTACCTAGAGACGTATGATAACAAAGTCCTTTTAGTAGTACCAACGACGTCACTTGTCGAACAGATGTATTCTGACTTTAACGACTATTCTCAACTTGAGGATTGGAATGTAGAAGATAACTGCCATAGAATATACTCAGGTAAAGAAAAATATAATATAAAACCTAGGGTTATTATTACCACATGGCAATCAATATATAAGATGCATCATGAATGGTTTGAACAATACGGTATGGTTATAGGAGATGAAGCACATTCCTTTAAAGCTAAGTCATTAACATCAATACTAGAAAAATGTACTGAAGCTAAATACAGAGTAGGTACTACAGGAACCCTTGATGGTACATTAACTCATCAGTTAGTTTTAGAAGGTTTGTTTGGACCTGTGCACAAGGTTACAACAACCAAAGAGTTAATGGATAAGAATACATTAGCACAGTTAGAGATTCAGGTATTGCTTTTAAAGTATGCAGACGAGTATTGTAAACTTGTAAAGAAAATGAAATACCACGATGAGCTAGATTTTATTGTAAAGTACGAACCACGGAATAATTTTATTAGTAATTTAGCTTTAGACCAAGATGGAAACACACTTATATTATTTCAGTTTGTAGAGAAGCATGGTAAACCATTGCATTCGCTTTTACAGGATAAGATAAGTAAACTACCTCGTTCCGAGGAAAGGAAATTATTTTATGTCTCAGGAGAAACCGATGTCGATACTAGGGAGAAGATTAGATCAATCACAGAGCAACAAGATAACGCAATTATTGTTGCTTCCATGGGTACTTTTTCTACTGGGATTAATATTAAGCGTCTTCATAATATCGTATTTGCTTCACCGAGTAAGTCTCAAATTAGGGTTTTACAAAGCATAGGAAGAGGGCTAAGGAAGAGCGCAGATGGTATAAATACTAAAGTGTACGATATTGCAGATGACCTACATTGGAAGAACAAGAAGAATTACACATTAGAACATGCAGGTGTACGAATTAGCATATATAGTAAAGAGAAGTTTAATTATAAAATATTTGAGATAAAAATTTAATGGATATATCGGTAAGACAATTTAAATTATACAGTGGTGAAGACATCATCGCTTTGGTTAACAAAGTTGATGGTGAAAATTACGTTGTCGAAAGACCATTTAAACTTATTCAAAATTTAGTAGGTCAATACCAATTAACACCATGGTTCCAATTTTCGGACCAAACCCTATTTAAAATACTACGATCGAGAATTATACATTCAGCAGAAATTAGTGCAGAAATAAGAGAAGCCTATATTAGTATAGCTTCACAGAAAAGAACTTTGGAGACGCCTGTCGGCGATTCGGACTCTGAAGGTTTAGAAGAATATGTCAGAATGTTAAGAGACATCGATCCTACCAGCGATATGGAGGAACCATCAGTTGATGATGAACCAAAGGAACGAACAATACATTAGCTTTATATTACCCTCCCTCGGAACCACTCTATTATTATACCACGTTTTCTGTAATTTGTACAGGACTTTCTGCAATAAAAGGCAATTAAAATGATATATAAACCTGATCAAAATGAGATGATGTTTTGCGACTATAGAATACATCGAAAGAATAAAGCATTAGTAATCGATAAAGATCTTAACATTCAAAAGTTTTTTAACTTTAATGATGGGGACACCCTACGCGTTAGCGTTAATGAAACAGACGATGGATTAATGCAAACAACATTCACAAAACTATGTACAAATGAATGATTTTATGGTATAATAGTACCTATACAACATTAATAATGGAGATTTAACTATGGCAGATCCAAAGCAAAAGCCACACTATATTAATAACAAAGAATTTTCACTCGCTGTAGTTGAGTATGTTACTAATAAAAATAAGTTGGAAGAAGAAGGTAAAGAAACCCCTAAGGTTACTAACTATATTGCCTCTTGCTTCTTAAAAATATCAGAAGGTTTATCCCACAGACCAAACTTTGTAAGATACACATACAGAGAAGAAATGGTTATGGATGCAGTAGAAAATTGTTTAAAGGCTATTTCTAATTACAATATTGAAACAGCAACAAGAACTGGAAAGCCAAATGCGTTTTCTTACTTTACTCAAATTTGTTACTTTGCGTTTATTCGTAGAATTACAAAGGAGAAAAAACAACAAGATATTAAATTTAGGTTTATTGAAAGAATGGGTATTGAAGATTTTGCTCAAATGGGAATGGATGATGCAGGTGCACAACAAACCATGGAGTATGTCGATACACTAAGACAAAGAATTGCTAAGGTTAAAACTTCTGATGAAAAGATTAAGAAATTTGCTAAAGCAGAAAAGGATTTAGAAAAACTAGAATTGTTTATGGTATAATATGAAAGTAGCTATTTTAAATGACACACATTGTGGTGTAAGAAATTCATCAGATATATTTTTAAACTATCAAAGAAGATTTTACGAGGAAGTATTCTTTCCTTACTTAAAAGAACATGATATTAAACAAATACTTCACTTAGGCGATTATTACGAACATCGTAAATTTGTTAACTTTAAAGCTCTTAACCAAAACCGTAGAGACTTTTTAGAACCAATGCGAGATGCTGGTATTACTATGGATATTATACCTGGTAATCATGATGTGTATTTTAAGAATACCAATGAGCTTTGTTCTCTAAAAGAATTACTAGGTTATTTTACATCTAATGTTAATATTATTATGAAACCTAAAGTATTGGATTATGCTGGTTGTGGTGTTGCTGCAATTCCATGGATTAACAATTCTAACTATGCTGAATACACAAAGTTTCTTAAGAACTGTAAAGCTTCTATAGTAGGAGCACATCTTGAGTTAAAAGGTTTTGATATGATGGCAGGTATATCTAATCCTCACGGTATGGAGTCTGATATATTCCAAAGATTTGAGCTAGTGTTATCAGGACATTTCCATACAAAATCATCTAGAGGACCAATTCATTATCTCGGTTCACAGTTTGAATTTACTTGGGCAGATGTTGATGATCCAAAATATTTTCACATATTAGATACAGAAACCAGAGAGATTACACCTGTACGAAATCCTATTACAATGTTTAAAAAGTTTGTGTATGACGATGAAACTCATGATTATTCTGATATTGATATGGAACAATTTAAAGAAAAATTTGTTAAGATTATAGTATTAAATAAAAACAATCTATACATGTTTGATAAATTTATCGATAAGTTACAATCTATTGAAACATACGAATTAAAAATAGCAGAAAACTTTGAGGAATTTTTAGGAGATAGTGTTGAGGACGATAAAGTTTCCCTTGAAGATACTACTGTTCTACTAGATTCATATGTTGAAGCAGTCGACACTGAACTAGATAAAGATCATTTAAAAGTTGAATTGAGAAAGCTTTATACCGAAGCTCAGAACCTAGAGGTCGTATGATAAATTTTAAATATGTTAAGTGGAAAAACTTTTTGTCCACTGGAAATGAATTTACAAAAATACAATTAGATAAAACACCATCTACTCTTATAGTAGGATCAAACGGAGCAGGTAAATCTACATTACTAGATGCATTATCATATTCTCTATTTGGTAAAGCACATAGAGATATTAAGAAAGATCAATTAGTTAATTCTATTAATAAAAAGGGTACTGAAGTAGAAGTTGAATTTGAAATTGGTGGAGTTGATTTCAAAGTCAGAAGAACTATTAAACCTACTAAGTTTGAGATATTCCAAAATGGTAAAATAATTAATCAAGCAGCAAATGCTAGAGATTATCAAAAGTTTTTAGAACAAAATATACTTAAATTAAATCATAAATCGTTTCACCAGGTAGTAGTACTAGGTAGCAGTTCCTTTATTCCTTTTATGCAATTACCACCATGGTCGCGTAGAGCAGTCATTGAAGATTTATTAGACATTAACATTTTTAGTAAGATGAATGGTCTATTAAAGGAAAGGAATTCTAAAATTAAGGATGAACTAATAGATTTAGATCATAACTTAGAATTAGTAAAGTCTAAAATACAAAGCCAAACTAAATATATTAAAGATCTTCAAGGTATTAATCAAGATATGATTGATGCTAAGTATGCTACGATGAAAGAGCATAAAACAGAAATCCAAGGATATGTTAGTAAGTCTGCAGAGCTTGGTGAAAATTTATCTACGAATCTAGAAGAAATTAACAGATCATATTCAGTTACTGATTCTGATATCAGACAGCTTCAAAGAAAAGAACATGAACTAACTGATAAAATAAAAGGTATGGTCAAAGAAGCTAGATTTTATGAAGACAACGATCATTGCCCTACATGCGATCATGACCTAGAGGATAGTTTTAAAGAAACTAAACTTACTCAAATTAAAGAAGAAGCTAATAAAATCCAAAACGAAATGTCTAAGGTTGTGAAACAGATTAGCTTCCTAGAAAAAGAAGCAACTCTTGCTAAAAAGACACTAGAGCATTTACTGAAAAAACAAAATCAAATAACCACGAATAACGAAGCTGTAAGTTTACTACAAAAAGAAATTGATAAAATCCAAAAAGACATTAGAAGTCTTAATGGCCAATCAGGTGATATAACTACAGCAAAGACTGACCTATCAGATCAAAGAGAAAAGAAAGATAGTATGACAGAAAAGAAATTGTCATATGTAGAAGAAAGAACATACAACGAAGTTATAGGTGAAATGCTTAAAGATACTGGAATTAAAACCAAAGTTATTAAGCAGTATTTACCTGTAATGAATAGATTCATAAATCAATATTTACAAGTATTGGATTTCTTTGTAGCTTTTCATTTAGACGAAGCATTTAACGAAACCATTAGGAGTCGTCATAGGGATGCATTTAACTATTCATCGTTCTCAGAAGGTGAAAAACAAAGAATCGATTTAGCATTATTGTTCACATGGAGGATGATTGCTAAAATGAAAAATTCAGCAGCCACTAATCTACTAGTTTTAGATGAGACATTCGACTCATCACTAGATCTTGATGGTATTGATAACCTCACCAAAATCCTAAATACTCTAGAGGAAGGAACCAATGTGTTTATTATATCACATAAAGGAGATGTTTTAGAGAATAAATTTAGGTCCAAAATAGAGTTCTATAAGGACAGAAACTTTTCTAAAATAAAGTAATCTACATAAAAGTGCATAAAAGTTACATTTTTATCTACATAAAAGTGTAACATAGGCTAATTATTTTGCAAATAAATGCAGAAAACCCTGTACAATCCACCATCAGCCTGGTATAATAGTTATATAAATTAAGGAGATAAGGATTATGAAACAAGGTTTAATTTTACACCACATCGCTACAGGGATCATTCAAGAGGTTCCTTTAAACGGCAAAGAGATGCAATTGGCTATGGATAATGGCCCTACTATAAATGATAGCTGGGACTTAATGGTAGCTTCAGTAGCCTCTAGGTCAGACATTACAATCAACGACGGCAACTGGGATTTAGAAAAAATCGTGGTCGACGGCGTTTCAAGGGTAGCACATTAATGAATAATAGTTTAGCAAAACTTCTAGCAACAGAAAATATCACTGTCCAAGTTGGTAATTATAATACTGCTTGGTTTGATATTAAATCCAGAGTACTAGGTCTTCCAGATTGGAAAGACATGTCAAAGGACGTTGAGGATCTTTTTATAGGTCACGAAGTAGGGCATGCATTATTTACTCCATACGAAGGCTGGCACGATAGCCCAGAAAAATTAGAAGGATGTCCTAGGTCATACATTAATGTAGTTGAAGACGCTAGGATTGAAAAAAACATTAAATCAAAATATCCTGGATTGGTTGGACCAATGGCAAGAGGATATACTTCATTAGTAGCTAAGGAATTCTTTGGTGATCTTACTGATATTGATTGGGATAATGTAAAACTCATTGATAAAATTAATCTTAAAGCCAAGATTGGTACATTACTAAATGTTCCAATGAACTCTGAGGAATCAGCATTATATAACGCTACAATGGTTACTGAATCATTCGAAGATGTTTTAAATGTTGTTAGAGATATTTTAGCTTATACTAAAGAAAACCAAGAAGAACTAATTCAAAAACCAGAGACGCTTCCAGATTTTGATGAAAGCGATACTGAAGAAAACGACGATCCTACTACTCAAGGTCATGATGATTTTGAGCAAACACCAAGTGAAGAACAAGAGGCTACTGAAGAGGAACCAAGAGACGGCGAGGAATCTAACGATTCTGAGGAACCAGGACAAGCGGAGAAAGCAGTAGCTTCGCCTTTACCAGAGCATAGTGATGAAGACGTATCTATTACAGATGAAATCTTTAGAGCAAAGGAAAAGGATTTAATACCTGAGGTATCAACTACATTCTATGCTAATGATGTTAAGGACGTTGCACCATTTGTTGTTCCATTTAAAGACTTAATGTCTAGAAGAAAAAAGGTATTAGAAGGTTTTAATCGCGAATACGAAGATGGAACTGTTAACAAAAAACAAATTCTTACAATGAATATGGAAGTAGAATTTAAAAAGTACTTAAGTAAAGTTAAGAAAGCGGTTCAGCCAGCAGTAAAAGAATTTGAGCAAAAGAAAGCTGCGCATCAATGGCAGTATGCTACTACAGCAAAAACTGGTAGAATTGATGTTAACAAATTACATTCATACAAAATATCAGAAGACATTTTTTCACAAACGACCAACCTAGCCAATTCTAAAAATCATGGAATGTTTATGTTAATCGATTATTCTGGATCGATGGCAGGTGTTTTAAGTAATGTACTAGATCAATTAGTTCATAGCATTATATTTTGTAAAACAGTTAATATACCGTTTGATGTATACGCATTTACAACTGGCGGAAATCACGATTATACTTCTTATAGAGATGGTGATTTTCAAATGGACAATTTATCAATGCCTCAGCTTATTCATTCAGATCTTAAAAAGAATGATTTTGAATTAGCTTTAAAATACCTTTATGCTAGAATGGAATGTGCTAGAGGACCTCATGATTATTCAATATACGATAGATGCGAAGAATGGGGATCAACACCTTTAAACCACGCACTAGTTTGTTCACACAAATTAATTAGAAAATTTAAAGCAATAAAAAATCTAGAGAAAGTTAACCTTATGTTAATTACAGATGGTGATACAAACAGATTAAGCATTATTGAAGATAGATCTCTTAGCGACAAGAAGCTTCCTACCACGAGCTCATACTATGGCTACGATGCAGAAATTAAAACTACTATTGACGGCAAAAAGCTAACACTAGCTGGAAGAGGCGTTAATGGTACTAAAAGTCTTTTACAAAATCTTAAGAAAAGATACGGAGTTAATGTTATAGGATTTTATATTGCTGATTCTAGAAGCGATCTAAATAGTGCTATATTCTCAAGTTATAGAGATCAAAATAAAGATGCTAATGATTGGGACACTAGTTTTGATAAGCATAAGAAAACAAAGTTAAAGGAAAGAAACAAAAACAAATGTATCGAGTACAAAAACAGTAAAGGCTACGATAATCTCTACATTGTATTGGACAAAGAGTTTAATACCGACGAGGACGAATTCGAAGCAACTTCTGATCAAACTAAAAGCCAAATAACAAGAGCATTTAAAAAGTACAGCTCAAGTAAAAAGGTCAATAAGAGTTTGATGACTAAATTTGGCCAAGCAGTAGCATAGTGATACTTAGGCTAATTATTTTGCAAATAAATGCAAATAACCCTGTACACTATGCAGTAACTATGGTATAATAGTTATATAAATTGATAAGGAACTATATTATGAACGTAAATACAAATACAATACTAAAAAGCTTAATGGAAACATATCCAGATAGCACTGTCTTTAAAAAGGCAGAAATCGTATCTATAGCAAATTCGCTAGGATTTAAAAAGAGTGATTATTCACCTCTAACGTCAACTGATAACAGGACTGATGTCAGAGGTCAATACGATCTTTCAGCTGTTATTATTCCAATGAGGGAATCTAATACAATGGCTAAAACATCACCAACAGTAGTTGGAATGCAATCAATAGTAAATGAAGAGAAAACGTTTGCTTCAGTTGATCCTACATTCGTACCATGGGGTGCATATTCAGACGTCGTTAAAGTCGTTAAATCTGAAATGTTCTATCCCATCTATGTGTCAGGTCTAAGCGGTAATGGTAAAACCTTTATGGTCGAACAAGCATGTGCTAAAGAAGGCAGAGAGTTTATCAGAGTGCAAATTAATCCAGAGACAGATGAAGACGATTTAATTGGCGGATTTAGATTAATCAATGGCGAAACAGTTTTCTCCAAAGGTCCAGTTCTAAAAGCTATGGAAAACGGAGCTATACTTCTTCTAGATGAAATTGATAGAGCTACAAATAAAATTATGTGCCTTCAAGGAATCTTAGAAGGTAAACCAGTTTTAGTTAAAAAAACTGGAGAGGTAGTAACACCTTCTAGTGGCTTCAATGTAATAGCAACTGCTAACACAAAGGGTAAAGGGTCAGACGATGGAAGATTCACAGCTGCCTCAATTATCGACGATGCGTTCTTGGAAAGATTTACTATCTCAATAGATCAAGCATTTCCATCAGTATCAGTTGAAAAGAAAATTGTTAATAACCACATGAAAAAATTTGGAGAAGTCGACACAGACTTTGCTGATAACTTAGTGGGATGGGCAGACATCATCAGAAAAACTTTCTACGATGATGGAGTCGATGAGGTTATTTCAACAAGAAGGTTGTGTCATATTGCACAAACATTCTCAATCTTTAAAGATAAAATGAAATCAATCGATTTATGTATCTCAAGGTTTGATGATGACACAAAAGCTGCATTCCTAGATCTCTACAGTAAGGTCGATGCAGGTATAGAAACAATTACTGACGAGGATTATAATGGCGAAACAGCTTAACTACAAATTTAACGAAGGAGCTCTAATCAAAGAGCTTCAAGCGTATATCGATTCTACGTACGATGCACATTATGGGCAAGGGGGATTACAATCCTCTGAGGTTATAGTGGATCGTGGACATGGTCTAGGATTCTTCCTAGGTAATGTCGATAAATACAATGCAAGGTACGGGAAAAAGGGTGATGTGAAAGACCACCGAAAGGATCTTATGAAAGTATTGCATTACGCATTACTTGCTCTCTATGAGCATGATAGGATTAATTCAAACTAACTATGTACATTATACTAAAAGTATGGTATAATATACTATTAATTAAAAAGGTAATATTATGAATATAACAAACGATACTCTCAAGGTATTGAAAAACTTTGCTACCATTAATCCTAACATTGTGATTAAACCTGGTGGTCAACTAAAAACAATCTCTGAAGCTAAAAACATTATGGCTGTCGCTGATGGCACTGATGATTTTCCTACAGAGTTTGGAATCTACGATCTTAATGAATTCCTATCTGTTTCAAATTTGGTGCAAGATCCAAACTTTGATTTCCAAGATAAAAACGTTAAGATTACTTCAGGTGGTAACACTGTAACATATTTCTTTTCAGAACCAGAGATCTTAACATCTCCTTCTAAAGAAATTACAATGCCAGACACTGAAGTTGGAATTTCCATTACACAGGAAGTTTTATCGCAGGTTCGTAAAGCAGCTGCTGTACTTGGACATACTGAAATGTCTATTAAAGGCAGTGGCGGTAAAGTAACGCTATCAGTAGTTGATAGTTCAGATGCTACTGCTAACTCATTTGATATTGAGCTCAATGACAATAACGATTGTACTGAAGAGTTTAATTTCATCGTAAATATTAATAATCTAAAATTGATCGAAGGTGATTACTTTGTGAATATCAGTTCTAAACTAATTTCACAGTGGACATGTTCATCAATGGCAGTTAAATATTTTATCGCTTTAGAGAAAGCGTCAACATTCGGCGTATAAATATAATGGTATATTATATACGCAATAGGAATTCTCATAATAACTATGAGGATATAGTGTAAGATGCGGATAACCGGTCTTACAAATTATAGTCTAACTTTGATCAAAGGAGAAACAAAATGACTAATCAAGTAGAAACTCAAGCTGGTGAGGAACAAGAACCAGTACAACTAAGTCTTCAGGACATCTCAACTTTTGTACAGATTATCGATATCTGTTCTAAAAGAGGTGGCTTTGAAGGTCAAGAAATGGAAGCAGTCGGCGGTCTTAGAAATAGAACCGTTCAGTTTCTAAACCAAGCAGCAGAAGCTCAAGGCGAAAAGGCTCCAGAAGGTATGGTACCATCTGAAGGCGATCCCGATGTAACTGTTGATACTGGCGAAGACGACGCTTAGTTGAAAGATTAGCCTATTGCGGAGGTGGCTCCTCCGTATTTTATTAATTTTATTATGAAGGATTTATTATGGATCGCAATGAAACATCACGCTTAATCGAAGCACTAAAAAAAGGTTCTGTTACAGTAACCTTTCAAAAAATTGACTCAGACGAAATTAGAGTCATGCCATGTACTCTCAACCCCACAGTTCTAAAAGCTAATGGAGTTCAATCTATTATCGAAAACGTCGATCCTAGTACGGATCATATTGCTGCTTGGTCTCTTGACAAAGACGCATGGAGATCGTTTAGATTAGATACTGTTCTTGGTTGGGAGGTACTATAATGCAAGAATTTCTTTGGGTAGAGAAATATCGTCCACAAACAATTAAAGATACAATTTTACCAAATTCAATCAAGAAAACTTTTGAAGATATTGTTAAAGGGGGTGACTTACACAATATGCTTCTTACCGGCTCAGCCGGCCTTGGTAAAACTACTGTCGCTAAAGCTTTGTGCAACGAGTTGTCATTAGATTATATTATAATTAATGGCTCCGAAGAGGGTAACATTGATACTCTCAGAGGTAAAATCAAGCAGTTTGCTTCATCGGTATCATTACAAGGTGGCTATAAAGTAGTTATCCTTGATGAAGCAGACTACTTGAACCCACAATCAACACAACCAGCTTTGCGTGGATTCATCGAAGAATTCTCAGGAAACTGTAGGTTTATACTAACATGCAATTTCAAAAACAGAATTATCGATCCACTTCATTCTCGATGTACAACCATTGAGTTTAATGTACCTAAAAAGTCAATGCCAAAACTCTGCGTTCAATTCCTTCACCGCTGTGAAGTTATTCTAAATCAGGAAAATATTGATTACGATCGTACTGTTGTTGCAGAACTTATTACTAAACACATGCCTGATTGGCGTAAAGTGTTGAATGAGTTACAGCGATATAGTACCAGTGGAACAATTGATACTGGAATACTTGTAACGCTTTCTGATGCATCTATTAGTGATTTAATGGAACATCTAAAACTTAAAAACTTTAAGCTTATGCGACAATGGGTTGCAGACAATATTGATACAGAACCAGCTTCACTCTTTCGTAAAGTTTACGATAACATGAATGAATATGTTGATCCTCAAAGTATACCGCAACTGGTACTTATTTTGGCAGATTACCAATACAAAAATTCATTTGTTGCTGATCATGAGTTGAATATGGTCGCATGCTTAACTGAGATAATGGCTGGAGTTAAATTCAAATGACACCATTCGATTATCTAAAAGCAATCAATAATTCTAAAAAGAATATTATTGTAGACGACTTATCGGAAAATGAGTATAACGCTTTTATGGTAAATAGAGGGTTATCGTTTTTCCCTGATACTGTTCTTATGGCTAATGAAATGAATATATCACATCATTTAGATAGTAAGCTTCAATTCGATTTTCTTATAAATATTATTAAGAAAAAGAGTAGATTTACTAAATGGTCCAAAAAGACTAATATAGAAAATCTTGAAGTAATTAAACAATATTATGGATATAGCAATGAAAAAGCTAGATCTGTTTTATCATTATTCAGCAATGACGAAATTGCTGATTTGAATCAAAGGATTAGTAAAGGTGGAAGAACTAAATAATAACCCAATACAAAATTGGACACCTGGTTCGATGCTCGAAGTATCACTCAATGAACCAGACGATTTTCTAAAAGTAAGAGAAACACTAACCAGAATTGGAGTGGCTTCTCGCAAAGAAAGCAAACTATATCAATCGTGTCATATTCTGCATAAGCAGGGTAGATACTTTATTGTACATTTTAAAGAATTATTTCTATTAGATGGAAAACCATCCAATCTATTAGAGAACGATATTCAGCGACGCAACACAATTGCAACGCTGTTATCAGATTGGGGATTGGTCACTATGATTGAACCTAATCTGTTTAAGGACGTAGCACCTTTGAGACAAATCAAAGTGATACCACACAAAGATAAAGCTCTTTGGGAATTATGTCCAAAATATAACATAGGAAACACAAACTAACTTCCTAAGTTGTATAAATAAACTTGGATGCCGAATAATCGGGTCCATATATTAATCTTGCTTTAAATAGGAGAAACTAAAATGGTAAGAAATGCAATGAACGTGCCGCGTTCCCTCTTTATTGGATTTGATCCAATATTAAATGAACTTGAAAGAATCCACCAAGCTGGAAGATCTCAAGATAATTATCCCCCACACAACGTTGTGAAGATCGATGACGATAATTTCAATATCGAACTTGCAGTTGCTGGATTTTCTGAAGATGATATTTCATTGGAAGTAAAGGATGGTATTCTTTTAATAAAAGGTCAACACAATGAAGATGATGATCGTGAATATGCACATAAGGGTATCTCATCCCGCAAATTCGAGAAGTCCTTCCGACTCTCAGAATTTGTCGTAATAGACGGGGCTGATCTAGTGAACGGAATACTTGTGGTTAACGCCAGAGTTGAGGTTCCAGAAGAGAGGCGTCCTAGGAAGATCGAAATCGGGTCTGCTGGGGCATCAAAGAAGAAGGAATTTATTCAAGAATAGATTCCGGTGAGCAGCGAAAACTCAGTGGATTGTTTAACAATTTACTGGAGTCAAATCATGGGTTACATACGTAAACACAAGGATGGCATTAGGACTGGATTCGAATTATTGTTTATTATGGCTGGTATACTAGCAGTATCACCAATCATAATTTATCTACAATTGAATTCATATTAATGACTAAGCTTAGTCGGGGGAGTCATCTCCCCCTACTTTTTTCATTTTACATGTGTACATGTGCAGTAAAGTATGGTATAATAGACTATATTATCAAAGGTGAATGAATGAATTTTTATACTAATGTCGGCCGATATGGCAATATGCTACTCTATCGTGGTATCGAAAACGGTAATCGAGTAAGCAGAAAAGTAAAATACAAACCAACCTTGTACGTCGCTACAAGTAAACCTACAGATTGGAAAGCGTTGGATGGAACTCCAGTTGCACCAGTCACACAATTCGAATCTATGCGTGATGCTAAAGATTGGATTAGTTTAAACAAAGAAGTTTCAGGACGAAAAATATACGGAAACAACCGTTATATTTCTACGTTTATAAACGAAAAGTTTCCAGGCGATATTGAATTTGATCGTAACGCAATTAATGTTACTACAATCGATATCGAAGTCGCATCAGACGACGGGTTTCCTGAACCAGATGTAGCTTCAAAAGAAGTTACTGCTATCTGTATTAAAAACAATATTGACAATACTTATTACGTATGGGCATTAAGAGATTACGATGTAAATCAATCTATTATGCAAACAAATCGTGTCGTGTATAAAAAGTGCGATACTGAAGGCCAACTACTTTTGGACTTTATAACACATTGGTCATCACCAACGCATTGTCCAGATGTTGTTACAGGTTGGAACTCAAGATTTTTTGATATTCCATACCTTGTAAACAGAATTAATAATTTACTAGGTTCTGACTGGGTTAAAAAGTTATCACCTTGGGGATTAATTGATTCACGAGATGTTACTATCATGGCTCGTAAACAAACAGCATACGAAATTGCTGGAATATCTCAACTCGACTATATGGAACTATTCAAGAAGTTTGGTTATTCATACGGTGCACAAGAATCATATTCACTTAATCATATATCACACGTTGTTCTAGGCGAAAAGAAACTTTCTTACGAAGAACACTCAAGTTTATTTAGTTTATACTTAAACGATCATCAAAAGTTTATTGACTATAATATTAAAGATGTTGAATTGGTCGATAGGATCGAAGATAAACTTGGTCTTATTACCCTTGCTTTAACGATGGCTTATCGCGGTGGTGTTAACTACGGCGATACATTTGGAACTACAGCGATATGGGATTCTATTATTTACAGGGATCTTTCAACACAAAAGATTGCAGTTCCATTCCAAGAGGATAAAGTAAAAACACCATATCCTGGCGGATATGTTAAAGATCCACAAGTTGGAATAAACGATTGGGTAGTATCTTTTGATTTAAACTCACTATATCCATCCTTAATTATGCAATACAATATGTCGCCAGAAACAATAGCATCTGGTGAATTATCTGATTATGACGTCGATAGTATTCTTAAAAACCACACAATTGTAAATAACAGAGGTAAAGCTGTAAGTGCAAATGGCCAATATTTTAATATCGACAAAAAGGGTATCTTACCTAAGATCATCGAACAGATGTATGGCGAAAGAGTTCAAATTAAAAAGGCTATGATTAAAGCACAAAAGGAATTACAGAAGGTAGATAAAAATGATAAACAAGAAGTCTATAGAATTGAAAGGGATATTGCAATCAATGAAAACAGGCAAATGTCTATTAAAATTCTTCTTAATTCTCTTTATGGTGCTCTTGGCAACAAATACTTCAGATTCTTCGATCAACGAATTGCCGAAGGAATTACACTTTCCGGACAACTTACAATACGATGGGCTGAAGAAGCCATCAATACATATCTCAATAAAGTGCTCAAAACTAACAAAGATTACGTCTTGGCAATCGACACCGATTCAGTGTATGTATGTTTAAACGACCTAGTTAAAGCAGTTAACCCTAGTAATCCTATTGATTTTCTAGACACAGTCTGTAGAGAAAAGCTAGAACCTGTCCTTGAAGAAGCA